GGAAATCACTTGATTAACAGCCGCGTGATACGGTAAAGCTGGGGCGCTGAGTATGGCCGCCGGCAGCCGTCACGCAAGGAGATAAGCCTTGGACGGGTTGCACCTTCAGACACATTTTCAAGCGATGGGCTTGCCACAGGACGCGCAACGCTTCCTGTTGGTGGTCTATGAGGCTTGGCAGGTGTTTGATGATTTCGCGGATGGTGACGCGGTAAAGCGCGAAGACTTGAACGCCACGCTTTGGAACGTGTTTGTCGGCTTGCCTTCCAATCCGTTTTATCAAGCGCACATGCCGGCGCTTATTCCGGCGCTGGGCACGGGCATCTTGAAATGGATGGCGGCGGATACGGCGGAGCGCGCGGGCGCGGCGGATGAGGTGTCTTTCGTGTGGCGCGCGGGGTTTTATGACTTGGTTATGCTGGTGACGCAGCTTGCGCTTGGCGCAGCCGAGGCGATGCGCTTGGCGCCTTCCGTCATGAAGCTTTACGGCGAGAAATTTGCCGATTATCGGAAGGAGTTCCCCAATGCCTAGTGTTGCCGCCGCCGGGATTGTGGGCGGAACGCAAATTCTTGGCAGCATTCTTGCTGCCAATGCGTCCCGAAGCGCCGCTTCCACACAGGCGCGCGCGGCGGAATCTGGCCAAGAAACGCAACGCCAGATGTTTGAGCGGACGCAAGAAATCTTGCGCCCCTATGTGGAAGCCGGGCAAGCGCAGCTTCCCACGCTTGGCGGATACGCTCAGGCTGGACCGCAGGCGTTTGAGCAACAGCTTGCCTTGGCCGGGCTACGCGGCCCGCAAGCGCAGCAAGCGGCAATCGAGCAAGTGCGGACGCAACCGCGCTTTGGTGCCCTGACACAAGCCGGGGAGGAGGCCATTCTTACCAACGCATCCGCGACGGGCGGCTTGCGGGGCGGGAATACGCAAAACGCGCTGGCGCGGTTCCGAGCCGATTTGCTGGCAGATGAGATTGATCGCGAATATGCGCGATTTGGCGGCTTGACGGCTTTCGGACAAGGCGTGTCGCAAAACCTAGCCCAAATGGGGCAGGCGGCGGGCGCAGGGACCGGCACGGCTGCAATGCAGGCTGGCCAAGGAATTGCCGCGTTGCAAGGGGCGGCGGGCGCGGCGCGCGCTGGTGGAACGCTTGGAAGCGCGGCGGCTTATGGGCAGGTTTTGAATATGCCGGCGCAATTCGTTGGCCTTGAATATGGCCTTGCCAGCCGAGGGCAACCAAGTCTTATCGGTGGCCTTTTTAGGTAAGGGAATGACACAATGAGCGGACAACTCCCCCAAGTTCCGAATTACCTGCCCAATATCCAAAGCCCCTTCGCGGCGGCGGTGCAAGGCTTGCAGATTGGCCAGGCGTTTGGCGAGGCCGCAAGCGCAGAGCAACAGCGCGCCAGCCTGCAAAGCGCGATGCAGGCGTTCCAGCGTGATCCATCATCGCGGACGCTAACGCCATTGCTGACCGCGCTTCCGCCGCAATCGGCAGAGCAGCTTCGCAAGCATTATGAAGGCATGGGCGCAGAAAGGCGCCAAGAGACTATCGGTTTTGGTGGTCAGATGTTTTCGCTGATTATGAGTGGACGCACCGACCTTGCCAAGGAGCTTGCGATCACGCGCGGCACGGCAGCGCGCAATGCTGGCGATCAAGCCAATGCGGACTTGATGGACCGAGTGGTTCAGCTTGTGGACGTGAACCCGAACGCGGCACGCGATTTGCTGGCGGTTTCGCTTGGTGCCACAGATGACGGCAAGCGGATAATGGAGAGCGTTTTTGCAGCGCGCGGCGCCCCTGCGACGGAACGGCGCGCGGCGGCAGAGGCTACCGGAGCGGAGGCTACGGCTGGCGCGGCGCCTGTATTGCGCGGCGCAGAGGCGGCGCGAGCGGTGGCGCAAGCTGAGAACGAGAGAAACCCCAGCTTGTCTGACGCTGCAACGGTGCGGGTAAATGAAGCCTTCACGGCTTCCGATGCGGCGCGGACGCGGGCGGGACAGCTTACCGAATTGAATGACAAGATCACCGCCGCAGTGCAAGATGATATTACGGGTTCATTAGGTCAATTAGGCCGTGGCGGCAGAAGGTTTGTTGAGCTTTTTGGTGGAAGCACTGAATATGCGCGCCTTCAAAGGGAGTTTGCTCGCCTTCGCAACGCCGAAGTGGTGCGGGCGCTTCCACCTGGCCCCGCAACGGATAAAGACATTCAGCTCATTTCATCTGGATTTCCCGGCGAAAATGGATCAACAGAGGAAATTCAGCAATTCCTTTCCGCCGCGTCACGCATTGCCGCTTATGAAGCCGATTACAACCGTTTTCGCGGCATGTTCATGGACGCCAATCGCGGGTCTATGGGCCGCGCGCAACGAAGCTTTGAGATTGACGGTGTGACCATTCCGGCGGGCGCCGATATGTCAAGCGCATTCCGCCGCGTGATCACGCCAAGGATTGAAGCCCAGCGCAACATGCAAACCCTGCAAGATGATCCAAGATTGAGCCGCTTTGTGCAGCCGCCGGCGGGTCAATAATGTCGGAAACCCGCGAAGCCCCGCCGAATGATTACCGTGATCCGTTTTGGCGCGACCTTATCGCCAGCACGGAGCAGCGCGTTGGCATTCCTGCCGGGTCTTTGCGCGCGGTGGTGGAATTTGGCGAAAGAACGCCCAATGACCGCGTTTCATCGGCGGGCGCGCGGACGGTGTTTCAGATTATCCCGCAAACCCGCAATGCCATATTGGAAAAACACGGGGTTGACGCTTACCTAAGCCCAGAAAATGCCGCAGAAGCGGCGGCGCTTTTGCTGCAAGAAAAACTGCAACGCAACGGCGGCAATCTGGCCCAGGCTTTCGGCGAGTATCACGGCGGCACCAATCGGCGTAATTGGGGGCCGGTAACGCGATCTTACATCAATCGCACAATGGTGGGATTTAACCGGATTGCAAGCGAAGGCCAGCAACAGGAAGCGCCTGCCGCAGCGCAATCTCGCCAAGTTGCGGAAACCCTGCAACAGCCGGCCAATGACCCCACACGCCAGATGCTGCAAGCCTATGAGCGCGGTGAGGTGACGCCTGAAGAAGCTGCCGCTATCGAAGCGGCGGTGCGGGAACGCCGCCTTGCGGTGCCTACCGGCTTTCGGTTGCTTGGTGAGGTGTCGGATGAAGCCGCGCGCCGATCCGCCCAGGCGCCGCAATCTTTGCTTGACGCCTATACCGGCGGCAGAATGAACCGTGGCGAGCGAGTTCACTTTGAGCGCCTTGTCGAACGCGGCGCGATTAAGGTGCCCGAAGGCTTTGAGGTAGGAAAAACAGAGTTTGGCCTTGTGGATCGTGCGGTTGCCGCCGTAACGGGCAGCGAGCGCCGCGTTGTTTCAACTGAGGAATTGCCGGATTGGACCGGAATGCCAGAATTGAACCAGCGCCCAGATTACCTTTCCGCGCGCTTTTTGACTGGCACAGATCCGCAAGCCCTTATGCGAACGGCGCTTATGGCTAGTTCTCCAGAAGAAAGCGTTCAGATTATCCGCGCGCAAAATCCCAACGTGACTGAGCGCCGCGATGAACGCGGGAATTACATCTTGCGTTCGGCGATTGATGGCAAAGAATACGCGATCAAGCCGGGCATTCGTGGCAGCGATGTTCCCCGCGTAGCTGGCACCGCGCTTGTTTTCACGCCTGCCGGGCGCGCTAGAACAATTACGGGTGGAATAGCTGCAACTGGCGGCACACAAGCCGGAATTGAAACAACGCAAGTTATGGCGGGCGGCGAGTTTAACCCCGAGGACGTTGCGCTTGCTGGTGCGCTTGGTGGCGCCATTCCTGCCGCCGCGCGAGTGCTTCCCGGTATTGGTCCTCTTGCCAATGCTACGCTGGAACGGCTGCGCTTGCGGCGCCCGGCTGCCGCTGCGCCAGAATTGCCGCCGCAAGGCCCTGGAGGGCCGCCACCGGCTGGCGCCGCCGCCGCCGCACCGGAACCCCCGCCCGCTGGCCCGGCTGGCCCTGGTGCCGCTGCCAGGCCGCCCATGCCGGGCGCCGCTGCCATGCCTGAGCCGCCACCGGCTGCGCCGCGACCTGCCGCACCTGGGGCAGCAATGGCGCCCGAGGTTCCGCCCGCTGCGCCCGCCGCTCCGCGCCCGGCTGCGCCTGCCATATCGCCCTATGACATCGCCCAAGAGGCCCGCGCGGCTTCGCGTGGTGGTATGGGGTCGCAAGCTGCAACGCAACGCCTAGCGGCGGCGGCGGCGCCCGATCCTGAAACCGTAGCAGCCGCGCAGCGCCTGGGCATTGCGGAGCACTTGCAGCCGGGGCACGTCACCACGTCGCAATCCTATCGGGCGCTTGAGCAAGTGTTGCGGTCCATTCCAGGAAGCGCATTGCGAGCGCAAGAGGTGGAAGGATTGAAGGCCGTCAGCAGCCGCGCAACGCAATTGCTTGATGATATGGGAGCAATGCCTCGCTCCGAATTGAGCGCGTCAGTTAATAAATTGATGAAAGATAATTCAAACGCTTTGAGGCAAGCTGCAAATAATGTTTACAAAAAAATTGAAGAGCTTATTCCCGGCGATACTCCGGCATCTGCGCCGCGCACGTTAGCTTTAATTGATGAACAAATCAAAAAAGCTGGGGGCAATCTTAATCTCTTAAGCCCAATGGAAAAATCGCTTTTGGAAAATTTGAATCCAAGAACGGTTGGGAATCAAACAACTACACCTACATTCGGCGCCCTAGACATTCTTCGCAAACAAGCTTCTGAAGGCGCGTTTAGTAGGTCTGGGCCATTTATGAACGAGGGCGAGTATTTGTTGGGCCGATACTCTCGAGCCCTTGCTGATGATATTGGTGATTTACTTGTTGAGCGAGGATATAAGGAATATGCCGATTTAGCCAAAGCCGCATGGGCAATGAAAAAAAGTATTGACGATGATCTTGTTTCTCTTTTTGGAAGGGAAATTTCAGGGTCAATGTTGTCTAAACTTGACCGCGCTTTTCAAAATATTACCAAAGGCGATTTTGAAACATTGCGAGATTTTATCAAAGCCGTTCCTAAAGAAATGCGCCAAGAGGTTATGGCAACAGGATTGGCAACCGCTTTTAACAAAGCGGCGCTTGATGGGTCTTTAAATTTCAAATCTTACTACAAATGGTGGGAAGGTTTGGAGCGAAACCGCCAAGCCAAGGCGCTTATCATGTCTAATTTACCAAGTGAAGCGCAGCAACAACTTCGAGATTTAGCCAAAGTTTCAAAGGGAATTTCTCTTTCGCTTGATGAAACAATCAAAACCGGACGATTGGGGACAGGTGTAGATGTTATTCGTGATCAGCTTCAGCCAGCCGACACCCTCGCTCAACGAGTGTTCCAAGTTGCTCAAAGATCAGCAGTCGGAGCACCATTGGAAGTTCTTACTGCGGGAATGGGGATGCCTGGCACTGGTCTCGCTGCTGGCATTACTTCTGCACTTATGAAAACGGGCAAATCTGAGCCTTTGAAGGCGGCGGATACCTTGCTGGCCTCGCCAGAGTTCCAAAGCATGGCAAAGGCGACGGTGGAACAATCCGCGCCCAAAATGGAACAGGCTGCGCGCCGTATGGCGCAATCGCGCGCCTTCCAAGATTTCGCAGAGAAGGCCGCTGCGCCGCGTGAATTGAGCGCAGCTACTCAGTGGATTATGAGCGCAACGCAAGCCGCGCAAAACTTGCGCCCGGAGCAAACACAATGACCGAAATCGTCACCCCCTTCGCGCAATTCTTTGACACAAGCGGCGCGCCCCTGAATAACGGTGCGATCTACATCGGCACCGCGTATCTGGACGCGCAAACCAATCCCATCGCGGTCTATTGGGATGATGCGCTTACCATTCCAGCGTTCCAGCCAATCCGCACTTTGAATGGTTATCCGGTGTGGAACGGCGCCCCGGCGCGCATCTTCTGCAATGCTGACAATTTTAGCATGACCGTGCAAACCAGCACGGGCCGCACGGTTTGGGCGGTGCAGGATGCGACTTCTGAAAATACCACAAGCAATATGATTTTTTCAGATTTTGCGGCGCCGAATGGATCATCGCTTGTTGGGTTTATTCAAGCAGGCGCTGGAGCCGTTGCGCGCACAGCGCAAAACAAAATGCGCGATATCGTGAGCGTCAAAGATTTCGGCGCAACTGGCGATGGCGCAACAAACGATGCGCCGGCATTTCAAGCCGCGATCAATGCCTTGATTGCGCGCGGAGGCGGTACGCTTTACGTTCCTTTTGGTGTGTATAGAATTAAAAACCGCCTTCAAGCGTCCTGCAATGCCCAGCAGCATATTTCAATTATTGGCGACGGGCGGTATCAATCCGGTTTGGATTTCTCTGATAACTCTTCTCTAGGTATCGAGTTTTCTTCAACAAGCATGTCAGATAATCAACTTCCGGTTTTTGAGGTTTCAAAGATCGGTTTGATTACCTCGCGCGACAACGCAGGAACGGCGCTGTCTTTTAACTACGTCAACTCAAACAACATTGACGCATCGGTCAAAGTTTCTGAGGTTTTGATCGCCCAAAATGTGGACCGCATATCTGATGGAGGTAGCGGGTACGGGTATTGGACCACAGGAATATATATTAACAACGCCCGCAATTCAGAGGTGTTTGACCTTCACGCTTACGGCGAAATGAACCGCGCGCCTAATTCATCGCGCGGCATTTGGCTTGCTGGCGAAAGTACTGCTTTCGTGTGCAGCGATAGTCTTCTTTTGGAATGGACAACCGGTATTGAAGGCACCGGAACAACTGAAGGAATTTATCTTAACAACACGGATATTGTATATTGCCGATACGGCGCGCGTCACATTATCGCCACGGGGGCAGAGCCACAATTCACGGCAGTCGGGTGTTCTTTCAACTGCGCGAATGTCGGAGTTTGGTTGTCCAATTCTATCGGTTCTGTAATTTCTGACTCGTTTTTTTTCGCGGCGTATGTTTTGGATACAGGAACATGGCCAGAGTGGACGGGCGTGAAAGTGGACGGAATTGAGTCTCGCTTCAATAAAGTGGAAAATTGCACTTTCTCAAAAGAAATTCAGAGGACCGGCGACACGACAGTTGGAATTGATTTTAACCAAGGCCGCGCCTTTTCGGCGTCAGGCAATCATTTCTTCGGTTTCTCAGGAAACCAATTGACTTTTGGCGTTTTTGCGCGCTCGGGCGTGTCAAATGTTCGCTTGGGGGATGATAATGTTTTCGAACAGGTGGCAACTCATTTTTCCAATAGCGGGACAAATTCAATCCGCCAGCCTTTAATGCAGAGAGGGCAAGCGTCGGTGGCGAGTGGCGCGGTAATTTCATTTCCGCAAGCGTTTACGGCTGCGCCGCAGGTTGTGGCGGTTCATCTTGGATCAAACACAGCTATCAACGTGACGGTTTCCGGTGCATCAACAACCGGGTTCACAGTGCATCACAACGGCGGTGGATCGGTAGACGTGGCTTGGATTGCGGTGGGGGATTGATCATGGCACCGATTGACCCGCGCGATTTCGGCAGGCTTGAGGCTGAGGTGGCGATTTTGCGCGACCAAGTTTCTGCTATGGCGGTAGATATGAAATCGCTATTGGCCTTGGTGGAACGCGGCAAAGGCGGGTGGCGCGTGATTATCGCCGCGTCAGGCATGACCAGCTTCATGACCATGCTTGCAATCAAATTCCTGCCCTTCTGGCCATTCAAATGAAGCTGGACGAGATGGCCATCACAATGGCGCTTGCCGCAGGCGGCGCTTGGATAGGAACAATTGCGCGCCAGCTTCGTAACGAGCGGCGCCGGCCATCTTGGAAAATGGCGCTCCTGGAATTGCCGGGCGTGCTTGTGTGTGGCCTTGGCGCGGGCGGCTTGGTGGTGGCGCTGGGGTTTGAGAACCCCCTGACCATCGCCGGCGCTGGCGCGGTTGCCGGTCATATCGGCGCGCAAGCCTTCGTGCAAATCTTGGTGGCGCTTGTGAAAAAGAAAGGTTGACCATGCCTTTTGAAAATTTCGACTGGAAGGCGCTGGTTCGCACTGTGGCGCCGGCCATCGGCACCGCGCTTGGTGGGCCGGTTGGCGGTCTTGCCGTGCAAGCCATTTCCAATGCGCTGTTGGGCACGCCTGATGCGCCAGAGGAAGAAATCGCGCTTGCCGTGGCAAGGGCGACACCTGAGCAGCTTCTCGCCTTAAAAAAGGCGGATCAGGACTTCGCCAAGGAAATGCGCGCCCTGGATATCGACCTTGAGCGCATTGCGGCAGGCGACCGCGATAGCGCCCGTAAGCGCGAGGCCGCGACTGGAGACAAGATCACGCCGCGCGTCCTTGCCGTGGTGGTGGTTGGCGGTTTTCTTGGAATGGTGGCGGCGGTGCTTTTGGGCAAGGTAAGCGGCATATCGGATCCCGTGGCGGCGGGCATGATCGGGACGCTTATCGGCTATGTGAGCGCTAAGGCAGATCAGGTTGTCAGCTATTATTTCGGCTCCAGCGCCGGAAGCGCGGCAAAGAATGCCACACTTGACAAATTAGCCATGCAGAAAGGTGAAAGGCAATGATCTCCGCCCGATGCGAATTGCGCCTGGCTGGGGTGCATCCTGACCTGGTTCGGGTGGTGCGGCGCGCGGCGGAAGGCGGCGCGTTGTTCCGGGTGACGGAAGGCTTGCGAACGCCTGAGCGGCAGGCCGAGCTTGTCGCCAAGGGCGCATCGCAGACGATGAACAGCCGCCACCTGACCGGGCACGCGGTGGATCTGGCGCCGCTTGTGGATGGCGAAGTGTCATGGGATTGGAAGCACTTTTACCCGATGGCTGACGCTGTAGCCGCTGCGGCGCGCGCCGAAGGCGTTCCGCTTATCTGGGGCGGCGCCTGGGGCCGGACGGTGCAAGACTGGCCCAAGGGCGGCGCAGAAGCGGCTAAGGACGCCTATGTGGCGGAACGGCGCGCGGCGGGGCGCAGGCCGTTCTTGGACGGGCCGCATTTTGAATTGCCGGCGGCGGTTTATCCGGCGGGATAAACCATTTTCCTGATGTCGGGAAAATGGTTATTCACACGCAGCAGCCCTTGCCCGTAACGCGGCGGCGCGGATGGGGTTAGTCATTGTTCATCCCTCCGGCTGTGGTCCACACAAAATAGTAGAGCGCCATCGCGGCCACAAACCAATCGAATGGATTAGCTGTCTCGGGCATAAACAGAATGAGTAAAATCAAACCGCTTATTACCTGCAAAAGGCGTCGCGACAAACGCTCGATCATTCCCGTTCCTCCTTCGCGGCGGCAAGCGCCTCTGTTAAACTATCCGCAGCCACCCGAAAATCAAACTCACCGTCGAATGTTGCGGTAAAATCCTTCGGGTCAAACAAGGTGGCATATTCATTCCCGCCTTGGAGTGCTTGCACCAAAGCATCATAGATCATGCGCGCAAGAACCTCGCGGTCAGGCAGCGCGGCGCGGATGGGGTCAGTCATGGCTCAATCCCCATTTCAATCATTTGCCTCATGTGGTGAAGGGTGCTCTTTTTCGCACCTTCAAGGTTGTACGCCCAAAGCCCAGCCAGAGCTTTGCCGTGATGATAAATGCGAAAGATATTACCAGCGGGTTCAAACTTGATTTCATAGCCCGTCCCGTGCAGCGCCAAGACGCCTTCCGATACAATCCGCCATTGTTCATTCATTGCCTTTTCCTTTCCCTGCCGCCTTCACCATTGCGTGCCAGCATCGCCGGGCGTTCTCGCTTGGGCTTGGATAGGTCTGCCCTGGATGAACTTCGGTCGTTTTGGTTTCTGCCATGAAGTCTAGGGCGGCTTGCAGACATGCCTGGATCATCGCGCTTGTCGGCTCGCGTGGAACCAGCACCATGCCGGGCGGCGTTTCGGATAGCGCGCGGATGTCTGTGGCAATATCTTCCGCAATCTCGGCCCAACCCTCCCATGCCTGCTGCCATTCATGCGAAACGTCCCCATGTTGGTCTTTATATTCCCCAGGCAGTTTGACGCGGTATAAGTGAACAATGGCGTCGCAGACAGCGATGCACTCCGCCAGCGCACTTTGTCGCGCCGCTTCCATCAACGCATCGGTATCGTGGTTCAATTCGGCAAGCCATTCCTTGTGAGCGGCGGCAACCAGATCAGCGGCGGATTTTGAAATCACAGGGTCAAGTGCCAGCGTGATTTCCCATTGCAATAGCCGGTGCAGCGCATCCTTTGGCGTTTCGGTTGCTCCGATTGGGTTCTGGCAATTCGCGGTCAACCCATCATTGATTGCCGCGCGCCATTTCAGCGCATCCGCCAAACGCGCATCCACTTCGGCAGGCGTTAGGCAGGGGGCGACGTAGCACATATGGGCGGCGATTGCGTCGTGGGTAAATATGCTGCGCCAGCCAATATCTGCCGACCAGTCCACTACAAATTGCCGATCACTGTCAGGGTCTTTGAGCCAGTGAGGCCCATCCACTTCCGGGTTCAGCGGCACCCCAGGCTTGCCGGTCCATCCGTTATTGTCCATTGGTTCCTCCTGTGGTTTTGCCAAATGTAGGATACCCCCGATACCCCCAAGGCCCAGCGTCCGGCCCGCTTCCAAACAGCACCATCATCTGCTCTGACGTTGACGCCAGTGGCACCACGCTCGGCTGCATGTTCTTCAGCATCCGGTGAATCTCCTCCACCTTCTGCACAAGCGCATCAAATTCAGCGCGGGTTAGGTCCATAATAGAAAGGCGAAGGGCGCCGCATACCGTTGGTGTTACCC